AAATTAAAAAAATAAAAGTAAACGAACTTAAAAAACAATTTCCAGAATTAACAGATGAAACTATAGAACAATATACTAAGAAAGGTTCTAATTATGTTGATTATAGTACAATAGGTAATGATAGAGATAATGTTATTGATGATAACAATGTTGTTACTGTATTATATTTTAATTGGAAAACTTGGGAAAGTAATGTTTATAAAATAAAAGAAACATCTACAGGTGCACAAAAAGCTATTTTAAAAGATGATAGTTTTGATCCGCCAAAAGATAAAAGAACTAGATTTGAAAAAGTTGCACAAGCAAGAGAAGTAATTTATGAAGGTGCATTTATATTAGGCACTTATGAATTATTAAAGTGGCAAAAAGCTACTAATATGATTCGACCTTTATCTAATACAAATAAGGTAATGATGAATTATGTAGCTAGTGCTCCTAGATTATATAAAGGCAATATTACATCGCTTGTTTCAAAAATGGCACCTTATGCTGATTTAGTTCAATTAACACATTTAAAATTACAACAAGCAATACAAAGAATGACACCTTCTGGTGTTTATTTAGATGCTGATGGATTAGCTGAAATAGATTTAGGGAATGGTACAAGCTATAATCCACAAGAAGCGTTAAATATGTATTTCCAAACCGGATCTATAATAGGCCGTTCACAAACTGTTGATGGCGAAATGAACCCTGGAAAAGTACCTATTCAAGAATTACCAGGAAGCGGAGGTAATCAAATACAAATATTAATAGGCGCTTATAATCAGTACATACAAATAATGAGAGATGTAACTGGTTTAAATGAAGCAAGAGATGGCTCTGATCCAGACCCTAAAGCTTTAGTGGGAGTGCAAAAATTAGCAGCAGCAAATAGTAATACAGCAACTAGGCATATATTAAATAGTAGTATGTTTATTACGACTGCCCTAGCTGAAGCTATATCTTTAAGATTTAAAGATGTATTAGAATTTCATCCTTCAAGAAATGCTTTTATATCTGCGCTAGGTAGATTTACTGTAGGTTCTTTGCAAGAACTTAAAAATTTACATATGCATGACTTTGGTATATTTTTAGAATTAGAACCGGATCAAGAAGAAAAACAATTATTAGAAGCTAACATACAAACAGCTCTTGCCCAAAATAGTATATTTTTAGAAGATGCTATTGATATAAGAGAAATAAATAATACTAAACTTGCTAATCAATTACTTAAGTTTAGAAGAATTAAAAAACAACAAACAGATCAAGCACAAGCACAAGCAGCAAGTGTTGCGCAGGCAGAAGCTCAAGGTCAAGCACAAGTTGTTGTTGAACAAGCTAAAGCTCAAGCTGAACAAGTTAAAACAGAATCTAAAATACAAGTATCAACTGCTGAAAATGAATTATCAATTAAAAAGATGGAAGTTGAAGCTCGTACTAAAAGAGAACTTATGCAGTTTGAATATGATTTAAATGTTCAATTAAAAGAATTAGAATTACAAGCACAAAAAGAACTTGTACAATCACAAAATGAAAGTAAAGAAAAAATATCGCTTTCAAAGGTAACGGGCCCTCCAAATGATGGTAAACCTAAAAAGTCTTTTGAATCAAAAGGCAATGATGTTCTAGGTGGTTTTGACTTATCAAGATTTGAACCTAGATAATATTATTTAAACTATTTTATTATATATAATTATGGAAGAACAAGTTAATGTAAGTGTAGCGGAAGAAACACAAGAAAAAACGTTACAAGAAAAAGAGGCTGCGGTTTTAGAAAAAGCTGTAGAAGAAGGAACTGTGGACAAAGAATATGGTTTACAGGACGATGGAGTTTATAGAGTTAATTTAGACAATCCCCCAACACCAAAAGAAGATGCCGTTCAAGAGCAAAGCACAAATGAGGTATCTGTACGCGACAGATCCGAAACTAGCGAAGAGATACAAAAAGAAAACAAAGAGGAGTCTGAAGAGCCTACCGGAGAAAATAAACAAAAAGAAAACGATAAAAGTAACGAAGAGGAACAAGGGCAAAAAGTAGAAAACTCTCCTTTAGAACTTGTTACAGATGAAAAGAATACAACTGACAAGGCACGAGTGGATTCAAGCACTGAAAAACCCGAGCCCACACAGGAACAAGAAAAAATATTACCGGAAGCAAAAACACAAGAGCTTCCAGAAAATATAGATAAACTAGTAAAGTTTATGGAAGAAACAGGTGGATCTCTTGAAGACTATGTTAGTCTAAATAGAGATGTCACTAAAATGGACAATACTACTTTACTAAGAGAATATTATAAAAGTACAAAACCTCATTTAGATGCAGATGATGTTGATTTTTTATTCAATAAAAATTTTGCATATGATGAAGAGGCGGATGATCCGTCAGATATAAAGGCTAAGCAATTAGCCTATAAAGAAGAATTATATAATGCACAACAATACTTTAATAAAGCTAAAGATAAATATTATGCTGATCTTAAGTTAAGAAAGCAACAAGATATTGATCCTCAGTATATTAAAGCTATGGAATATTATAATAATTCAAAGCAACAATCAGAAGAATATAATAATCTTCAAAAACAGTTTATTGAAAAAACTAATAAAGTTTTTAATGATAATTTCAAAGGTTTTGATTTTAAGGTCGGAGAAAACAAATATAGGTTTAAGGTAGATAATACTGAAAAAGTTAAACAATATCAATCAGATATTTCTAATTTTATAAATGAGTTTTTAGGTGATGACGGTGCTGTTAATGATGCAGCTGGTTATCATAAAGCTTTATTTGCTGCCAAAAATGCAGATAAGATTGCAAATCACTTTTATGAACAAGGCCGTGCCGACGCAATAAAAGATGCTGCTAAGGATGCTAAAAATATAAATATGGATCCAAGAGCTGATAATTCAATAATAAAAACAAAACAAGGAGATAAGATTAGAGTTGTATCTGGTAATTCGTCTGATAAGTTGCGCATTAAATGGAATAATTAACGACTTAAAATCAAACAAAAATGGCTTTTACTAGTGGCGTTCCAGCCGCATTACAACCAACCCAGTCTAAAACATTATATGCTGGGAACTACATTGATTTCACTGCTGCGGCACATGATCAATGGACACAACAATTTTTACCCGATGTATACGAAAAAGAAGTTGAAAGATACGGAAATCGTTCAATCGGATCATTTTTAAGAATGGTATCTGCAGAGATGCCATCTACTTCAGATCAAATTATCTGGACTGAGCAAGGAAGATTACATACTCGTTATGTAAATGTACTTCCTCAAGGAACAGCAGCTGCTTTACCAGCAGTTGGTGCTGCTGCAGTTATTGCTGCAGACGCTAATGCAGGTGGTAGATTAAACTTTACTATTCCAGCTCAACCAACAAGTGTTGGTTTAACTTCAGCTACTACAGCAAACTGTAACTTCAAAGTTGGTCAAACAGCTATGATTCAAGTTCAAACTTCTGCAACTTCTGCAGTTGGTGGTTCTGCTGCTGTAATTAAAGGTGTTGTTACACTTGTTTCAGACACTCGTTTTCAAATTAAAGCTTATAAGCCTCACGCTGGTGTTACAGCTGCGCAGAGAGTAACTGCTTTAGTATATGGATCTGAATTTGCAAAAGGAACTGGAAACTTTACTGAAAAGTTAGATCCTAGCTATGCAACATTTACAAATGCTCCAATCATTATGAAAGAGCACTATTCAATTAACGGTTCTGACACTGCTCAAATCGGATGGATTGAAGTGACTTCTGAAAATGGAGCTGACGGTTATTTATGGTACTTAAAATCAGAGCATGAAAACAGACTACGTTGGGAAGACTACGTAGAAATGGCAATGGTTGAAGGTGTTGAAAAAACTGCAGGTGGTGCTAATATTGCACTTGGAACATTTGGAGGTAGCTTAGCTGCTCAAAATGCAAGAGGTACTCAAGGTTTCTTTGATGCTATTGAAGAAAGAGGAAATGTATACGCTGGCTTCGGCGCGCAAGCAGCTGGAGGTGGTGCATTAACTGACTTTGATGCAGTACTTAAGCAATTAGATAAGCAAGGAGCTATTGAAGAAAATATGCTTTTCTTAGATAGAGATCTTTCTTTAGAAATTGATGACATCTTAGCACAGCAAAATGGTGGTTACGCTAATGGTACTTCTTTTGGAGTATTTAACAATAGCGAAGATATGGCACTTACATTAGGATTCACTGGATACAGAAGAGGATCTTATGACTTCTACAAAACTGACTGGAAATACTTAAATGACTGGTCAACTAGAGGAGGTTTTGGTGACATTGAAGGCGTTTTAGTACCTGCTGGTACTTCAACTGTTTATGACCAACAACTTGGTACAAACATTAAGAGACCATTCTTACACGTACGATACAGAGCTTCAGAAACTGACAACAGAAAAATGAAATCTTGGATTACAGGATCTGTTGGTGGACCATCTAGTTCAGATATTGACGAAATGAGAATGCACTATCTTACTGAAAGATGTTTAATTACTCAAGCTGCAAATAACTTCGTATTATTTAAAGCTTAATAAGTTTTTTAACTATAGGATACAGGCCCTTCGGGGCCTAGTATTCTTATTTTATATTATTTAATCATGAATGCAACAAAAACAAAAATCCCTTCTGTTGAAAAGAATTGGGAAATAAAAGATAGAACATATGTTTTAGCAAACGGCAAATCGCCAATATCTTGGACTATACAAACAAAGCATACTGCAAGAAAACCATTATTATGGTTTGATGAAGAAACAGGTATTAATAGAGAAATACGATATGCAACAAATCAAAGATCTTTATTTGTAGATGAACAAGATGGCACTGCTACATTAGCACACGCTGTATTTTTAGATGGCGTAATGTATGTTCCAAAAGAAGATCAAAATTTACAAAAATTACTTTCTTTATATCATCCACAAAGAAATGAATTATGGACTGAAATAGATGAAGTTCAAGAAGCTAAAGATGAAATTGATATTTTAGAATTAGAACTTGAAGCTTTAAATTTAGTACATGAAATAGATATAGAACATTTAGAAGCTATAATGAGAACTGAATTAGGATCATCAGTGGCTAAGCTATCATCTAAAGAATTAAAAAGAGATGCATATAAATTTGCTAAAAGTAATCCAAATTTATTTTTAGAATTAGCTGAAGACGAAGATATTAAACTTAGAAATTTAGCTAATAGAGCGGTTGAAGTTGGTATATTACAACTTACAGATGATAATACCGTATTTAAATTTGCTAATGGCAAAAAAGTTTTAACAGTACCGTTTGAGCAACATCCTTATGCTGCTTTAGCACAATACTTTAAAACTGATGAAGGCGTAGATTTAATGAAATCTATAACTAAAAAGCTTTCATAAAAACCTGGTATAAGGTGAGAAATCAACCTTATACCGACTAATAAAAACAAGAATCAATGGTAAATATAAATGACGTTTACAATACCGTCTTAGTTATAACTAATAAAGATAATCGCGGATATATAACACCAGAGGAGTTTAATAGGTTAGCAAATCAAGCTCAAAATGAAATATTTGAAAGCTATTTTAGAAAGCAATCATCTTATGAGTTAAATGCAAATTTAACAAGTGATTTTGCTGATCCTATATTAAATACTTCAGAAAAAATTAATGAATTTTATGCTACTAATAATCCTGCTAAAGCAAATAATATATTTGCATATCCAGCGGATTTTTATAGATTAGGTATAGTATCTGTTGATAATATAACAGCGGATTATGTTTCACATGAAGATTTAAAATATATAAATCTTTCGCCGTTAACTGCACCTGTAAAAACTCAACCAGTTTACTCATTAGTGGGTACAGGTGTAAAAATATTTCCTGATTCAATATCTACAGGCGTTACATTAGATTATTTAAGAAAACCTAATAAGCCTAAATGGGGTTATGCAATGCCTACGGCTTCTCAAATAGTTGCAGGTGTTCCAAACGAACCTATATATGATTCTACTGCTTTTGATCCTGCAACAGATAATTATAATACACCAGCTAAATCTTATAATTTTGAATTACATTCTTCAGAAGAATATGATTTAGTTGTTAAAATATTATCTTATGCAGGTGTAGTAATTAAACAAGCAGATGTAGCAGGATTTGCACAAGGTAAAGAACAACAAATAGCAGCAACTGAACAATAATGGCAATATCAAGAAAACCTTTAGACGTAGATAACTATTCAGCTTTAGATGGTGGAACAGGATTATCTATACCGGGATATTACAGAAGAACTAATTTAAATGATATAATAAACAATTTTATTGTAGGTTATATTGGTGATGGAAAAGTTTTAACAAAAGTGCCCAGATATGAAGTTGCTTTTTGGGCACAAAGAGCAGTTCAAGAGTTTAGTTATGATGTATTTCATTCAGAAAAATCTATTGAAATTGAAATAAGCTCAACTAAAACAATATCTCTTCCTTCTGATTATGTAAATTATGTTCGACTAGAATATACTGATTCAGATGGCATTATGCGTCCAATACCATTAAGCTCTACAACAAGAGCTAATAAAGCGGTAGCGCAAGATCAAGATTATAAATATATATATGATCAAGAAGGTAATATGACCTTTGAAGAAAAATCTGAAACATTAGATAAATATCAGTCTGCAGAAAAAATATTTGATATAGAAAGAACAAAAGATTATTATAATGGATATTTTGATACAGATGATTTTCAATATTATGGTCAAAGATATGGATTAACACCTGAATTACAAAATATAAATGGCAGCTTTGTATTAGATTTAGAAGCAGGTAAAATATATTTAGACGCAGCATTTCAAGAAAATAACTTTATAACATTAACATATATTTCAGACGGGTTAGGTGATAATGGTAATTTTGATAATGTACTCGTACCTAAATTAGCTGAAGACGCTGTATATGCGTCCATATTATACAATCTTTCTAAGGTAAGATCTGCTGCTGCTGGAGCTTCTGGTTTATACAAAAAAGAAGCTTCTGCAAAAATGCGTAATGCTAAAATACGATTATCAAATATGAAAGTATCTGAAATGACTAAAGTATTACGTAATAAAGCAAAATGGATTAAACATTAATATATGCCAGAAATAAAAAGACTCTTTAACGCGAGCAAAATGAATCGCGATTTAGATGATAAAATGCTTAAGCCCGGCGAATATCGAGAAGCATTGAATATCAATGTAAGTAAGTCTGAAAGCTCTGATATAGGTGCAGTTGAAAACGTATTAGGTAATAAGTTAATAAATAATACTAATTTAGCTGATGCCAAAGTTATTGGCGAATATAGAGATAATGGTAATGAAAAAATTTATTATTTTATTACTACAAACTCTTCTTATAATGAAATCAACAGCGGTAGTCATCAAATAATTGAATATAACCAAAAAGCAGATAAAAGCACTATATTAGTTAGTACACCAGCTTTAAATTTCCATCAAAATAATTTAATAACTGGTATAAATTTAGTTGATGAGCTTTTATTTTTTACTGACGATAGAAACCCTCCAAGAAAAATAAATGTTGAAACAGCAAGAAGTACCCCAGGCAGATATAATTTATCATCAAATATAGATGATATTATTTCTGTAGCAAAATATGCTCCATTTACAGCGGCTACTATTGTTGGAGTTTCTGATTCTGATGAACAAGGAAATGTAATTACTTCTAATTTTTTAGAAAATAAATTAATTAGATTTTCATATAGATACCAATTTGAAGATGGTGAATATAGTGTATTAGCACCATTTACACCTATATGTTTTTCAAGATTAGATAATCCAGATACTATATCAAGTAATATTAACGATTTTGGTGAGATTGAAACATTTGTTAATGCTATAAAATCTGTACAATTATCTGTACCCACACCTGCTAATTTAGGAATTGATAAAGTTGAATTAATATATAAAGAAACCGGTAGTTCAGCATTATATGTAGTTGAAAGTAAAGTTTTAACTTCTGAAACTACAATAAACTTTTTTTACAAATCACAAGATCCGTTTAAAACATTACCAAGTGATCAGTTAACTAGAGTTTCTGATGCGGTACCGCGTGTTGCTAAATCACAAGAATTAGCGGGCGGTAGATTAGTATATGGTAATTATTTACAAAACTTTAATATACCAAAAGTATCTTTTACAGTAAGCAGAACAGGTGAAGCATCCGCTAGGTATACAGCTTTAGATGATAACATGTCTGTTAAATCAAGAAGAACATATCAAGTAGGTATAGTTCTTGCAGATAGATTTGGAAGACAAACACCTGTATTATTATCTGAAACAGGAGGTGATACAGTGTTTATTGATGCGGCTACAGGTGAAGCAGATAGTACAAATGTGTTTAACTCATTAAGAATAGCTTTTTCACAATCTACAATTACTGCATTGCAAAATTTAGATTGGTGTTATTCATATAGAATTGTTGTAAAACAAAGAGAGCAAGAGTATTATAATTGGATTTCAGCAATAACATCTGTAAATGTAGTTGAAAGATTAGGTGATAGTATAAATAAAATACCTAGAGATCAAACAGCTGTAATACCACCAAGTACAAGTAGTACAATATCACCTTGTGATGTTGCGGTATATCCAAAAGTATTAGGAGGCGTAAATAAAACAACTGCTAGTTTAACAAAAGTACAATCAATTAATAATCCTGCAGGCACTGCAAATGTGCCTACAGATTCAGTAACATCAGGTATATCTGTTTTTGAAACAGAACCGGTTGAGTCTGATTTAGATATATTTTTTGAAACATCTACAGGTGGTTTAATATCAACACTTACTACAACAGCAATAGATATACAGTTTTATAATTGTTATTTATTAACATTTAGTTCAGGTACACACATTGAAATAAATAGATTAAGAGCTGGATTTAACGAAAAAGCTTTTGACGTAGGTGTTAGAGCTTATGTAGTAAAAGAAAACTTTGCTGAAGAAAGAAGATTTAATACGCTTATTCATTCAAGTGGCTTGTTTAATTCAAGAACAAACATAAACTATGTTAATCAATTTAATGAATCTGAGGGCGGATTAACAATATCTTTAGATCCACAAGATGGTTCGGTACAAAAATTATTTGCAGACGACACACAAATAGTTGTATTTCAAGAAGATAAAATTTCAAGATCACCTATAAATAAAGATTTTATATACTCAGCTGAAGGTGGCGCAATACCTGTAACAAGTAATACTCAATTTTTAGGCACTATTGCTCCTTATGCTGGCGAGTTTGGAATATCAAAAGATCCAAAATCTTTTGCTTATTATGGATATTCAAAATACTTTACTGATAAAAATAGAGGTAGTGTTATGCGCTTATCTCAAAATGGGTTAGTTGAAATATCACAATTAGGCATGAGTGATTTCTTTAGAGATGCTTTAAAAAAATCCGAAGAGGTTATTGGTTCATATGATGAATATAATAATTTATATAATTTAACAATAATTGGCAAAGGCTTTAGCGGGTTTAAAGATACTAATGTAGCTACAGCAACTGATGAATATTTTACAGTTTCTTTTGATGAAAGTGCACAAGGTTGGACAAGCTTTAAATCTTTTAAACAAGAAGGCGGATTAAGTTTAAATAACATATATTATACTTTTAATAGTGGTAAATTATGGAAGCATAATGATGAAACTGTAAATAGAAATACTTTTTATGGTGCTGCTGCTGCAGAATCTTATGTTGAACCTATATTAAACGACGCGCCTTCAACAGTTAAAACATTTAATAATATAAGTTACGAAGGAACCTCTGGCTGGGAACTTGACTTTATAACTACCGATATTAGTTCAGTTGGTGATGAACCTTCTTTAGAAAACTATAAAAAAATAACATTACAGCTTGCTGGTGCTGCTAGTGATAGCATAATAACTGGAGAAAATACTGTTTTAGTTAAACCAAATCAAACCGCGCAATGGGTAATTACAGCTAAGCCTAAAAATGCTGATTTTGAATTTAATAGTATTACTGATATAGTTCTATCTGGTAGTGGATTAACAATACAAAACCCTACTGCAATAACTAACGGTAATTTAGTATTTTTAATAACATATACTGCACAATCTATTGATGAAGTTAAAACTGTAACTATAACAGGTACTGGAGCATCACTTATATTTGAAGTTAACTTGTTAACAATAAGTATTGGAGATGCTGTAACTAATGCTGCTGTTAGTCCAGCTTTAGCTACATATACTAATGCAGGGGCTAATAATTTAAATATTACAGTAAATGCTTCTAATGGCTACTATGTTGATGCTGGTTTAATATCTGCAAATGTAACAAGCCTAAGCTCTATAGGTACAATTACATCTTCTACAATAACTAGAAATGTTAAAGTGCGTGATTATGATTTAACGTCAGGCACAAACAATAAATATATTATTGATTATGTTGATATTGGTTTTGATTATTTAAAACAACCTATATTAGTTTTAACAAAAGGCAAAACATATAAATTTGATCAAAGCGATAGTTCTAATACTGGCCATCCATTAAAGTTTAGTACAACTTCAAATGGTACACATGGAGGCGGTTCTGAATATACTACAGGCGTTACATATAATGGTACTCCAGGAAGTGCTGGAGCATACACGCAAATAGTTGTAGCTTCGAATACTCCTACATTATATTATTACTGTTCTAATCATTCTGGAATGGGAGGAAGCACTAATATAGTGCCATTTAATCAATTATTTATAAACAATAATCCAGTATTAAATTTACCTGTAACAGTTCCAGCTACAGCAACTAATAACTCTGTAGGAATAAGTGGTTCTGCTACAGTGTTACCTCAACTTACTTGGGCTACACCTGCAAGCGGAACATTAACAGTACCTGCGGGAACTTCTGTTAATACAGCTTATAATATAAGTCCTTATGATAATGTATCAAAAAGAACTGCTAAACTTAGATGGACTGCTACTGGTACTACAAAAGTGCTTTTACCAAGTTCTCACGGTTTAACATATAATGTTGCAGGTGCTTCTATAGGTGCCTCTGTTGTAGATATTACATCTCAGGAATATGTTGAAAAAACAATTATATTACCTGCTGTATTTGAAAACACTACAGCTACAGCAACAATAACAGGATCAGGTGAAGTAACAGCTTCTGTTGGAACCTATTCTAACCCTGCTAACTTTGCAGCAACAGGCAGTTCTCCAGTAAGTATAACAAACTCAAACGGGGCTACAATACCTATAGAAGTTTCATGTAGTGCTAATTGGGTTCTTCTTAATGGTTCAACTCCAGATATAGTTGTTGACCCTGATGGTATTAACTTTTTAGGATCTAACTATCCATTTACTATAGGTGTTACTGATAATACTACTGGATCACAAAGAACAGCTCAGGTTATAGTACGTAAATATAATAATAATAGAGTTACAGGTTCAGCTGTTGCTGATCAAACAATAAATATAACACAAAATGCATAATGAGTACAATTATAAAGTTTCCATTTAAAGAAAAAGAAGGTAAGTATTTTGCTCCA